GTGGGGCTCTTCGCCTTTTATAACTTCTCTTACATCTTTTTTCATATCTTTATATCCTTCTGTTCTTTCTTATATACTCTATTTAAAAATTATTACAAGTATTAAGAAGCTGTAAATGTTACTGTGCTAGTTACAGGGGCTGCCCATTCCTCTGATGCTGTTGTAACTGCACTACCTGACGGAGCGTAACCTCCTGCTCCTATGGCTGCACCATTATCTGCACCTGTGCCACCTAATTCATGTCTAGCTACACTTAAGTTATTTTGTTCTGCCCAAGAAGAACCATTCCATAACTCTGTGCTGTTTACTGAACTAGATCCATCGAATCCACCAAATGCCAAAGCAGCTGTTGAAGTTCCAGCACCACATAATAATCTTCTACCTTCGTTTAAATCTGCAGTTTCTGTCCAATTAGTTCCATTCCATAATTCATTATTTGTTATGTTAGTCTCACCACCAAAAGCAAGAGTTGCAGTGTTTGATCCATAACCAGATGCTCCAAAATAATATCTTGCAGTATTTAAATTATTAACTTCAGTCCAAGCGGAACCATTCCATGTTTCTGTGTCTGTTGTTGCAGAAGGACCTCCACCAAAAGCTAAAGCTGCGGTAGTAGTTCCTGATCCCTGTCTCGCTCTACCAGCGGTATTTAGATCAGCGATTTCTGTCCAAGAACTTCCATTCCATTGTTCATTTAATGCATAAGCACCTGGAGGGGTAAAACCAGCAAAAGACAAAGCAGCTTCTGTGTTTGCTCCAACAGTAGCATTGTTTCTTCTTGCAGTATTTAAGTCTGCTACTTCAGTCCATGCAGTTCCATTGTATTCTTCTGTTTTACCTGTATCAGGTTCTCCACCTGCAACTAAAGCGGCATCTCTTGTTCCTGCACCACTTTGTCCAAGTTGTCTTGCAGTATTTAAAGTACCACCAGTTGACCAAGATCCCGCAGGATTAGATACTAATCCTTTCATAACTTGAGATGTAGAGTTATACCACATCTGTCCGTTAACAGGTGCAGGTGGATCTGTTGTTACTGTTTTAATATGTGTTCCGCGTATGTCTTTGTATGTTGTCATAATTAATCCGTACTAATTGTTTTATCAGTATTACTTGTTGAACTCCATTCTTCAACTGCTGTTAGAGCTTCGCCTGGATTAGCGTCTCCAGCAATTGCTAAAGCACTAGTAGCATTACCAGAAGATGCTAAATATCTTCTGTTCTGACTCATGTCTGCAAGTTCCACCCAAGCTGATCCATTCCATTCTTCTGTAAGTGCTGCAACAGGTGCTGTTCCTCCACCATAAACTAAACCAGCTGTACTTGGACTTTCTCCAGCACCTCTTAAACCATATCGAGCTTGATTTAAATCACCAACCTCTGTCCAACTTGTTCCATCCCAACTTTCTGTTATTGCTGTTGTATTTGGACCATAACCCCCAGCAGAAATTGCTGCTGTATATATTCCAAATGAAGCCATATCATGTCTTGCAGTATTCAAATCATTAACTTCAGTCCAACTAGATCCATTCCAAGTTTCTGTTAATGCTGAATTTGCTGAAATATAGCCACCAAAAGCTACTCCGTTTGAAACAGTTCCTGTTCCACCTATATAACGCCTAGCAGTGTTTAAATCATTTACTTCAGTCCAACTAGAACCATT